CTCCGTAAATGTACGCTGCGGCGGTGGTGATCGTATTAGTGAGCGTTGTATTGGGCACTCCAGTTCTGAGGAGGGCTTTTCGTTTACACGTAATCTTGAACTTTTTGGAACGAAGTTTAGCGTCTTGGCATTGGAGGCGGAGTACGTCAACCACTGCTTTGCTAAGTCCCATGTGTTCCATAAGGTCAAATCCGAACGCCAACAGGAAGGCTTCATATGTGGCGTCGCATCTTCTGCAGTCGATTTCGAGACATTTCTTCGCACCAAATTGGGTGTTTCTTTTGGTGTAATAGGAACCGATGTGTTCTTGGTTGGCTGACCCTTCAAAGAAGAGCCAGTTATTCCAATTCCACCGGCTTTTGACTCTGTCGGCAAAGGCGCAGAGGGAGGGGCCTGTGAGCATTTTGTTTTCACTCGTTGCTGCGCAGATAACCCTTGGCTCCACAACGACCGCATTTCTTTGGCGGCTAGTGCTAACTCCTGGTACCAACTTAACTTCTCTTTTCGGGAAGACGTTGGTTTTAAGGATTTTATTGAAATCGATTCTGCCTCTTTTGTGTCGGTCTTTACATCGGAGGAGCTTATGTTGTTCTCCAACGTTGAATCTTTTGACCCATTGTCCGAAGGGCCATGGATGAACCGGACTTTCAGAGGCGAACTCAGGCAAGCTTGTAAGTAACTCGAAGGCGCGCTGGAGGATGTAAGGCTTTGAACCTGGCACTCCTTTACCTTTGAGGATGGTTCGGCTGAGCAGGGCAGCAACGATGTTTGGCTGATCGTTGACGATACAATGTGCTCTAACGCCGGCGATGAGGGGGCCGACGATTGTGATCCCCCTTGCATTACCGGGTTTGCAGGGGCCGTCACGCTTGATGATGCCGACCCCAGGCTCGAACCACTCTGACTCTGGTGGGAGGACTCCTTGAAAGGTAANGGCGGGTATGAATCCGGACCTGGGGATGGCTGAAAATTTTGATTCGTTCTAGCTACAAACTTGTTACAGCAAGTCGCATCAACCAATTGTGTGTAATTGGTGGCCAACGCGACTGCCCTTGGGGCTTTAAAATCTAAATTCAATTTTGACATAGCCCACAAATAAACGGGTTTTAGAGCTTCTTTGACAGGTTTGAAAGCAGAACTCAACCCCTCTCCTCTCACAAAACTAGCTGCTGTGATTCCCAAACCAATGGCTGACACAGCAGCTCCCCCGGCCCCTAAAATGGCTAACGCTCCAAATATAACGGGGCCCATAAGCGCAGCTCTAGCTAACTCCTTTGAAATGGAAGAATGATTTCTTCCAATACTGACAGCGTGAGCCATTCCATTGTAATTGGCATCGCCATCAGCTTGACCAAACTCCGAACGCTCCAACGACATGTGCTCTACTGAAGGCACAAATCCT